AGCAGCGGTACCGAGATCAATGTTACCACTGATAGCACCAGCAGTAGCACCAGAGTTGTTCGAGTCCGCAGCAGAAGCCAAGTACTCAAGTACCTCTTGGTCTACTTCGATCTTAATACGCTCAGCAGCATCCTTGGCAAACATAGAGACCAAGGGGAGGTCACTCTGAACTGCATCAATATCATCAATACGGAAAGCAGAGTAGAGACCCTTGTCAATCCGCATTGTCAAGGAATCAGTCTCGGGAACTTCATAGTTAATGGTAGTACCTACGGAGTAAGGAGAAGTCGAAATCGTAGGAGTCCTACGGATAACGATCTGATCACCCTGAGCTTTGATCTGTCCCTGATAGTCTGTATTCGTGATGCTAGTCCAAATCGAGCTAGCGTAGAAATTGCGAAGTACTTTGTTTGCGTAAAGCTGGGGAATGAAGTTGTTACCATCTCCGCCCCAAGAACTATAATCAGCGCCAGCGTATGCCGGAGCAGCACCCACATTGGGTGGACGAGTTGATCCTACAGCCATTTTAAATCTCCATTATCGTTTGGCTGATCTCTGTTGCAGAAGCGTTTCGTAGTACTTATCTATCTGCGCTTCTATCTTCTGAGCTTCAGCCGGGTTATCTTTATATCGGCCCCTTGCGGAGTCATCATAGAACTTATTGATAAAATTCATATCAATGTTCGATTTGTTTCCTGGTTTACCTGGGATTTCTACGCCACTTCCAGTACCAATCGGAGTGATATGTCTGTCGAGACTATTAGGAGCCTTAGAGCTCTGAGTATATCTATTAAAGAAGTCTGCAACACGAACAGCATCCCTGGCCGCTTCAGCCTTCTGCAAGTAATACTTACGAGTGTAAGTGTCACCTGGGTCGGGCTCATTAAGCCAAGCTACGAACCTCTGATCTGCGTTAAGCTGTTTATAATTCCGACTCAGTGACTCTAGACGACCAAGGAACACATCGTATTCCCTCTGTCGTTCAGCTATTAGCTGGTTCTCTAGGTCTTTCTGCCTCTGAGCTTCGGACTGCTTTAGCTTCTCTTCAAGAGGTTTGATTCTTTTCTCTTCAATAGTTTTGACAGCTTTCTTTACAACATCTAACCCGTCTTGCCCAAAGATTCCAACTTCGTCTTCAGTGAACTGCCCCTCGAAAGGGTCTTTATTCTCTTGTTTCTCAGTTAGCATCTTCTCAAATTGAGTCATTCTCTGCATAACAGAGTTAAGACGCTCTTTGAGATTAAGGTTCTCCAGACGGAGACCATGTACTGTTGTATCGGTTGAGGCTTTATAGTTAATAAAGCGTTTCTTCCAATTGGTTCGTTGCTGTCTCTGCTCTTCAGAGTCCTGTTCTTCTATTTCTAGTGTGTCTATCTCAACTTCCGTTGCCTCTGGCTCTCTCAAGCTTTCGGTTACACTAGTTGCTTCCTGTACTTCTTCTGTGTCAGTAGCAGTATCCTGGGACACTGGATTACTAACAATACTCTCAGCTTCTTCATCAAGCTTCTTAATAATGTCTTCAGCACTCATCTTGGTTTCTCTCCTTTGCTAAGTGATTCTTGTGAGCTACAATAGTAGGATTCACTCTGAGACTTGCATTTATGACAAGAACTCCTTTATTGCTAACAGGGCTTGAACATATCCCTGATACAATCTTGTATCCTCCCTCTGCATGACCAGAATCTTTGTCTGTTCGTCTATAGTCTGGTCAATGACACTAAGCAGAGACCTCATGTTCCCTGCTTTACTGTCGCTCCTCTCTATTTGGGTAGCCTTGATCTTCATAGGCTAACCGTTTCTTTCCATTCGCTTTGTTATAGTATCAGTTGGGGACTCACTTTGTGCAGTCTCTAAGTCAAAAGCCATCTCCCTACGCTGCATGAGATCAGCTTGCTCTTGTTCTGCCCTAGCTCTAGCTGAGTCTACTGTATTCCTGCCTGAAGCTACTCGTTCCCTAGTCTCCAACTCTCGGCCCTTATCAATTGAACGGGCAAGCTCGGTCTTTTCTTTAAGGTCTAGCTCTCTGTCTTTCCGCTTCATAGCTTCCATGTGCATATTCACTTGACCCTGTATCTGAGTCTCGGTAGCCTTGAGGCCAATCTGATTCTTCTCAGAAGCCAACTGTATCGCTTGCTGTTGCTGTTGTGCAGCAGCTTGTTCTCGTTCCTTAGACTTGGTTCGGAGTTCTAAGCGAGACGGGATTAGTATCTCTCCAATATTAATGTCCTGAAGCATTGTTCTGAATATCTCAGCCATACCCTCTTCACCAACGACTCCCATGATAGCTGGATTACCGGCGATAGCTTGCAAGAATTCCATTCGTTTCCCTTGCTCAGCAGCCTTGATAGTCAATGCAGCAGAACCTTTGCCTACTACTTCGATATCTCCGGTGTAGTTCAGTTCAGGATACTTCTTAAGGTTCCAATAGAACTGTAACTCTACTCTCGGGATTATGACACCATGATCAATATGTCGTATAGCATCCTTAATACCCTTGCTCGCAGATTCCAGAAGCATTGATAGCCCGCTCGCAGTTTGTGCTGCACCCCCGGTGTTATGAGTTGGGATAAACTTTTCCGTAATATACAAATGATCTTCTGAATCCACCTTGATACAGGTTGCAGTATGATTCCCAACATATTCAACTCCTGCTATGTACAAGGTTCCGTTTGTCTGCCTAATAGCTCTCCTCTTTTCTTTCCTAGATATTTTAAAGAGAGGGATGCTGAGATCATTAAATTGAAAAGTTATTTTATAAGAGGGATCATAGTTCTCTTTAGTATTAACGCTGAATCCTTTAGAAGTACCACCAACTGACCTAACTAGCTGGATAAAAGTATCTCTTAATTTTTCTGAAGAAGTAGTAAAAATCAGCCTCCCATTCTCAGCACAGCAACCATCAGTGTCCATCAGTCCTCTGAGAAGTTCCATTCGTTTTTCAAAAGAATTGATTAGATACTCTTCCGGGATAAACTTTGTCTTGCTTCCTTCGTTCCAAACAGAAGTTTTCTTTAGGTCTGTTATCAGCCCAGTACAATAATGATGGATACCATCAGGAGCATGAGACACTGGATATGGTATATTATCAAATACTTCTAAGTCTATGCCTGATATGCAACTTGTGCCTTTTGACCCATCTCCTACCCAAACTCCAAAAGTGTATGGGTCAACTGGGACTTCCCTGTCAGCATATTGCACAGCAGAAATAGGGCGAAGTTTAAATTTCGGTCTCCACTTTTCTCCATCTTTTCTAAATATTCCCTCTTCAAGAAGCTCTTCAAGAGACTTAGTGCTAAATAACTCATTAGTAGCAACACTCCAAAGATGATCCATGGTACAATCTACAGATTCCCCATTAGAAAATTTTACTCTGAAGATGCTACACTCTCCCTGAGGGTAAACCCCTAAAACACTGCTAAGACCTCCATAAGTATTGCATACTTGATCCCCTATAATGAGATCACATATATTTACTAACCCCGTAGAAGTCCATACTTTTTCGTAGTCTGCGATTGAGCGCTCATTTCCGTAAGCGTATCGGGGGATTCCCGTAGCATCATCTGCCCTTAGTTCAAATTCTTTATAAACGCTAAGTAACTCAGCAGCGATGGACGGAACAGTACTAAACGTAACTGCTCTCCCTCCCGCACCAGTAGGATCAGAAGTAACTTGCCAAATCTTGAATGGGGTAATCTCAGTAATATCTCCTGCATCAGCAAGACGGTCTATGTAAATCTCAGCCTGTGGACCAGCAGCAGCACCCATGTTGTTTGCCAACGCTCTTGCTGTAGCGTTACACATCCTCTGCTCTGAACGCATGAGATTCGGGAGGGATCGACCCCAGAAAGAACCAGGGCGATTTTGGAAAGAAGCCTTATAGTACGGTCTGCGCTTCATTGGATCATCATTGAGAAGCACTTTGATTACTGTGTTGCCGACTAGTATCGCTTCGATCTCTACTTCATCCGTGTCTTTCTTGTTTACCAGCTCGGACTCAGGATATCCCCAATCTCTAACAGACTTAATGCTAGCTGGTCCATGAAAATGTAGAGCATGAATAATATTACGATTAGAATGAAAAGAACTACCTCTGGCTTCTTCAGTTGCTTTCTCATCTTCAATGTCAGTATTCCACCAGTTAACAAACTCCGGTGCAGCATACTCTTCAAGTATCTCATCTATCTCAAAATCCTTATATCCGTTATCTGCTCCCAGGCCCTTCATTGAAACTAGGTCTTTTCTCTCTAAGCGCATGTGCTCGATTAAAGCGCCATCCCCTATACGATTTGCAGAAGGAGACGGGTACATATCTAGGGGATTCACTGCTTTATTGAAGAAGACATAATCATCTTTCTCAACTAGCTGTCCTTGGTTCCAAGAGCACTTCTTACGTTTAGTAATAATAGGCCCTTTGAGGAAAGCTGTTGGATACACACAGAAATTGTCTACGAAGTCTGATAACGCTTCTTCCCAGTCTCCAGCGTCCAACTGATCCTCTATCATTTTCTCCATGTCCTTCATCTCGGACTTGGCAACCATCCTGATCTCTTCCCGAATCGTTTCCTTAACATCTCGCCTAGCTTTGTTCATCTCCCTGAGACGCATAGCTACTTTGGACGCTGGGGTAGGTGGCTTAGGCTGCTGGGATTCCTGGGGAGCCTGAGCGCCTTGGGAACTCTGAGGTGTCTGAGCAACAGCTTCTGGCGCTGCTTCGTTTGATGCCGGAGGAGGAGCACCTTGACCCGCAGCACCAGAAGTTTCTTTAGACTCTGCTTCTTTCTCAGCTTTCTCGAAATTAGTGAACTCTTCCTCCAGCCGCTTCTCAATCTCCTCCATGAATTCTGGGCTGATGTCTTCGACCACTGAGGCGTTTACTTCCCACGCTCTCCCGTTGGAGGGCATTAGGATGTCTTTGATCCAGCTAGCACAGGCCCTACACTTGGTAGAAGTGATATTCATGTAGATCAAAGAGCCGCCATCTGATCCAATCTTGGCTAAGTCGGAGGGGGAATAGGAACCATTAAACGCACGAAGAGACTCTAGCATTTCTTCTTCTATGCCCGAGTCCCGCCTAGCTGTCTTGTTCAGTTCAAAGTTATTAATTATGTGACCAGCTAGGGAAGAATTGAATTGCTCCATCTTCTCTGCTTCGAACTCCTGAGTTGCCTCTAGGGCTCCATTTGATAGAACCTCAGCAGCCACTTGAGCAAGCGTCTGGATAGATACTCCTTCTTTGCCTGGTATTACGAAGTCTTGTTCCACATTTTCCTCTGATTTAAAGTTCGTTTATATAGTATCGGTAGTGACTGATTTCTTATACCCAGAAGTAGTTTGCTTTAGCTACGTTACGCTTCATAGCCATCTTTGGGGTATAGGCAAAGGTATTACCAGCGAAGGTTAGTGCAATAGAATCAGCTATATCCGGGGAGTCTAGGCCACGTTTCTTCATGTCCTTCTTCGTAGAAAGCTGTATCTGCATCTTGTTATTGTAGGCGTAGGTCATTGCAGCTAGCTGGGATTTCAGGTCATCATTCTTTGGGATAGACGCTCCGTTGCTGAGCCAAGTCCTCATCTCACCCCAGAGCTGTCCTCTGAGATTGAAATAGGTCTTAGGATCGGAGCTACGGGTAGACACTACAACTTCTACTACTGGGAGTCCCAGTTGCTTACAACGATCATATACACCTGCGCCTACCCCAATTGAGTCCACAAAGATGCGCTGAGGTATCCACTTACGGTGGTAATCCAGGACTCTCGCTGCAACTTCCATGTTGTCCAGTCCAGAGAATGTAGTAACATCTAGTAGCTTCGGCCCCTGTCTCAACGTGAGAACTGTCTTGTCACTTCCAAATCTCGCTACGTCCACTCCAGCTACTTTTTCAAAGTTGGCATAGGAGCCCTTAGGTAAATCGGATTCCATAGCTTGCTCAACGTAGTCCACTGGTATGAACTGATCCTCAGACGCCCTGGGGAACTGTGCTAGTACGCGGATTTTGTAGAAGTCACTATCTTCTCCATAGAACTCCGCCATTTCCGCTATCCACTCCGGCTTAACCTGAGAACTTCCAGCAGCATGGAATGTCTGGAGAACCCAAGGGTTGATCTCTCGGTCAAAGATTTCATAGAAACGCCCAGAGTTACGAACTGGGTTGCTGGTCATTATGAACCGACCCCCGGACCCAGTACCCAAGGTACCGTACAGCAAGTCAAAGACTCCTTCATCAATACCGGATGCTTCATCAGCAAGTATAATGTAGTTCTCAGCATGACCACCCTGTAGAGACTCTTGGTTCTCTGCTTTAGCCGTGACCAGATGGGCTGCTTGAGTTGGGTTGCTTTTGAGGAAGACTCGTTCCTTGGTAATCTCAAAGAAGTCTTTGAACATCTCTGGCATCTTCATATGCCATTTGATGAGTTCAGTATTAAAGACTCGACCTAGTTGCTGGAATGAAGGAGAAGTAATTAGTATTCGACAATCAGGTAGGGTCAAAAGGAAGTAAAAACAAAGCCAAGTGAGACACGAGGTATTGTGAGTTGGCAAGTAGCTTCTTGTGATAAACAAGCTATCGCTAGAATCCACTGATATACAAGTGCATTCCAGTTTGCCAAGGTACTCCACTCCACTTATAAATGTAAAACTCTTTGTTCTACCCGGTTTTCTCCGTAGTTCTTTACGCTCTATATAGAAGAGGTGGTCTATGTGCTCAGCTCTGAAATGGATACAGTAGCAATCCCTATGAGTAGTCTTCTTTACTTTTATACCTTTAGTAAAACAACCAAGTCCCCTAACTAGTTCTACAAACTGATTAGCAAGAACAGGTGAAGTGGTGTAGTAAACAGTCTCGCCTACCCCGGATACTGTACCATCCGTATCCATTAATCCACGCAAGAGTTCTAAGCGAACCTCTACTGTATTGTAAAAGTACTCCTCTGGAATTGATTTCTCATAAGAATACTTATCAAGAATTTTTAGTCCCCTCAGCTTAGTTATAAGATCAGATACATATAGTGTTTGGTACTGTTTGTCATTTACCTTGAAGCCTCTGAGTTCTAGTTGCTCTTTTACTTCTATATCAATATTTGTTATCTTAGGTGTGTTTCTGCAACCATCTCCTAGCCAGAGACCAAGAACATATGGGTCGAGGCTAACAGATTGTGAAGTAAAGGAAACTGGTTTTACTGTTGGGAGCTTGAAGCGCAGAGTATAGCCTTTTCTGTTTCTCTCAGTAGGAGCAGAGAGTTCACGAATCCCTTTGTCTAGAATCTGCTCTAAAGAAAGCTCCCGTACTCTCTTTCCTCTCCTGTCATAAACTGACCAGACATGATCTATAGAGCAATCTGAGTATCGACCATCTGAGAAGTAAACTCTATAACAGTCCTTTTTCCCTTGTGGAAATACCCCTTTGACTCTAGAGACATGACTATAGCTGTTGTTTACTTTGTCACCTACCTGGAGCTCTTCAATTGGTTTCCAGCCCTCTGGGGTGAGCACTGGCTCCCCGTTAACTAGAGCTTTCCCGGCACCCTGGCACGACTTAACACAAATCCTGGCCCCTGGGGAGTTTGCGGCCAATATCAGGGCTGACTGTTGCTCATCTGGTACAACCCCGAAAAGAGAGTGGATAGCTACGAGAGGATCATCTCGCCATAGCTTTATCAGTTCATTGTATTTCTGAGAGGGACTTAGGTTACTAAGCCCAGATATCCTAGAGTTACTAGGGTCATTTGGTACGGAGTAATGCTTAGTTGTCATCTGTGTATTACTCCTG